ATTCTTAAAGTCTGGAACTGGTTGCATTGGTACTCCAATACTTGCTTCCATTCTTTGTCGATATAATAAGGCAACATGTTCTGCAATATGTGCAATCATAATAGGTTGCATACCCTTTGTAGCATTATTACCACCTAACATTGGATCTTGTAAGAATTGCATGTGTACAGCAATGTGAGAATCGTGATCTTGTTCTGGGAAAGCTTTTAATGGCTTGCCATACATCACTGACATATTTTCATCGACTGGATCAGTTCGTGGTGCTTCATCAGGTTTCTTTAGTATTTCATCAATATTAGGTACTCTGATAGCTTCATACATTCTTTTGTATGCTTCATATAAATTATGCAAATCAGGTTGTGACCTAGCCATTTCCAATACAGCTTGTGCCTGTGCAATCCTTTGAGCAGTGCTAAAGATGTTGGGGTCACTGACAGGGAGAATATCAATGCGATCATCAAAGTCAGCAGCATATATTTCAGAACTGCTTCCAGAGAATGAAAATGTAAATTTTTCAGGCAAGTATTCTGCATTCAACCTAGCAAGCATTTTAAACTCTTGCCCTTGTGAATAATGAAGCCTTTTATGTATTGCAGAAAAAGCTTTAGAACCTTGCTCTATCAATGCCACTGTTGATCCAACAGGAGCATTTGGATTTACATCCCCAACATTCAAATCAGCCGTACTTGCAAATCTTTGACCTGCATCAACGATAAAACCTAATAAATTAAATAAAGATCCACTAGGTTCCTTGAATGGCAATGGCATTATAGCTTTATTAACATCATCAACAGTCGCATCTAAATCAACAAACTCACCAGGATTAACTTGTACTTCACCACCTGCAACACGACCTCTTAATTTAAAACCACCTTGCATATTAGCAAAAGCAGCCGAATCAAGTAATGCTCTTAATGAACCAGTGGCTGCCTTACCTAATCCACCGATTAAATGAAATAATCCAAAACCATAAAAGCCTAAACCTGGCAAGAACTTATAACTGACAAACCAATCTCTGCGTTTTTTCTTTTCGTCATCTTCTTTGTAATTGCGTCTAATGCTGACAATCTTTTCACTGTCATAATCAATTGTGATCACATATGGAGTGGCTACAGCATTTTCATCTTCAGGATCTACCTCATCGATTTCATCAAACAATTCATAAACATGCATTTCCAACAAAGTCATAACTTCATCTTGTTGGTCATCACCATAAGTATTAACACCTTCGACTTCTCCGATAGTGTCACCAGATGGATCAGAACCATCACCTGAATATTCGCTAGGTAAATAATATCCAGATTGGACATACTTATTATAATCGTTTTTAGGTAAACGAATTACTTGTGTGTATCTTGGTGAAGTCATAAGATCTTTGCTCTCTGGAGCAACGACAAAATCTTCAGCTTTAATAAACTGAGAACATTGCCTACCCATATTACTATCCCACCAAACTTTCTTAAATGTCTGACCAACTAATGGTAAATGAAACAGCATTTGATCCAGATCAGGAAAGTATTCTGGCATCTCTTCAACAATCTGATAGTTCATATATTCACGAACTCTTCTGGCTTGATCCTCTGTTTCTTCATTAGGAGTGCCAATAATAACAGTTTTAACTGGACCACCAGATGGATAAAGTTCTGCAATAGCTCTGGCATTAAACTGAGTTGCAGCTTCTGCAATCATAGGATGCACAACTGTTGATAAACCTCTGGTAGCTCTTTCTTCTTCTGATTCTTCTTGACCACCATCAGGATCTAATGTCTTTAATCCTTTTTTATATCGTTCTTCCCATTCCGACCTAGAGCTTTTATCATCTTCATAAAGCGAAATAAGAGTTGAAGCTTTCTTCTGTAACTCTCTCTCATTAATTTTTTCAGCCAGATTTTCATCAAACTCATCTTCAGTCTCTGCAACTTGATCTGTATCTGGATCTCCAACAAGAACTTCATCACCAACTGATTCGACTTGTAAATCATCTGGTGGAGCACCTTCAGCAAAAGGAATTTCAACCATATAATGTTATCCTCTTTCTCTCTTCAAAATCATCGTCAATATCATCATTTGAATGTGTAACAAACCAACCCTTGCGTAATCTTAACCAAGCCTGAGTACAAGTGTCAACAATATCGTCATTTTCAGTGGCAGGGAAAGTCGCACATATATCA